CGACTGGGTTTATGCATAACTTAAAAACTTGTGTGTAAATCACGTTCGCTCATAACCCCTGATCCCGCCTCCGCGAAAGCGGTCTAGCGGGGAGGAAATTAAATCGTCCTCCTGGATCTTGAGCTATGGCAGTATTCTGCCCGTTACCGTAGTAGATGGTATCGGACGTAGCAGGTTTTCTAACTTGCTTACACTCCTCTTCTCGAGTCCAAACGGACCGTGAAGGCCGAAAGGCCGACGAACGGTATCCCAATGGATAGATTAGAGAGAGAAAGCGTCTAGGTATCGCGTCATGAATTCTACCGGTAGCGCGTTTATAGGGTGGAAATCCCGTCCCGAAAGGGAGGCGCTGGTGCGGCGGAGACCTAAAGAAGAATTAAACTTCCAAGGCTCTTATACTGAACCACATGCCTTATTGATTTTAAAACAATGACAAAATTTATCACTCTAATATCTAGCGTAAGTAACTTTGCTGTCGAAACATTATATCTAATGAGACATTGCCTAACGGCAACGCACAGAAGTATAATGGCTAAAACTCGTAGCCTCGAAAGAGGAACTACTTGGATTAGAATCCGAGAGTTTAAGCGTTTCGCTAGCTTGGTTGCATGGATCACAAGGACCCAGCATCTTAGAGTGCTATACATACTACTCTTGAGTAGAATTGAGCGATTAATCGTTTCGTGTTCTTTTACGTGGGCTTTCGCCTACATGAAGGAAACACTGAGATTAACAACTCGTGCGCTCGCTGGAACTCCAGAGAAAGTTTCTGATAATCCGATAAGGGTTAAAAGAGACTTTTATGGGCTTCCGACGATTATTCCAATTGGTTTACGAAACATTCTTCGATACTTTATTGACGAAAATCTTAGTTCTCAAGTTATGAGAAGGTCGATTATCGCTATACTAACTATTCTGAGTGTCTTTCGTTCTTTCGAGACGAAGGTTACTCCGAAATTAGATAGCATAGTTAACCCTTTTAACGGGGTAACAAAAGTACTTCCTCAACAAGAAGTTAAGGAGGCTGTTAAATCCTTCGGACGTAAACTATTCATAGGTAACTTCATTCCAGTTATCTCCCAGAAAGCGGGTCCAAACGCCCCTTTCAGTACTTGGGCTGCTGGTATAGACGCATTAGCGTTTATCCACTACCCCAACCAACTTTATACCATAATCCGATGGATGTATATCCAAAAGGCTTATCGATATATCGTTTGGTTGTTAGGTCTCATAATACTCTTTGGGCCTCTATATTTAATTATATATTGGCTTGGAGGATGTAAGAAACTTGTACTAGGAAAGTTGAGCGTGGTATACAATCAGGCAGGTAAGGCTAGAGTAGTTGCATCAACCAATTGGTGGATACAATCTGCTTTAAAACCTCTGCATGAAAGTATATTCGCGCTTTTAGGAAAATTGCCAACCGATGGTACATTAGATCAAGAAGGATGCTTTAATAAATTCCTTACAAGGGCCGACAGTTTTGCCGGTCCAAAGTTTGGAAATAAGCTATCCGGTTTTGATCTTAGTGCTGCCACCGATAGACTTCCGATCGACCTACAGGTTCAGATTCTTAACGAATTTGGACTTATGGGCGATCTGTGGAAAGATATGTTAGACATAGAATGGTTATACCATCCAGACCGATTTACAGACGAATATATTCGTTATGCAGTTGGTCAACCGATGGGTGCCTATAGTTCTTGGGCCATGCTAGCGCTATCACATCACGTGGTAGTACGGGTTGCTGCTCTAAGAGCCAAAGCTAAATTACACGCAGTTAATTATGCTGTATTAGGTGACGACATTGTTATTAATAACGATAAAGTTGCTGAGCAGTATTTATTGATCATGCGCGATCTAGGATTAGAAATATCTACAGGAAAATCTATAATTTCTTATAAATTTACTGAATTTGCCAAAACCTTAAAAGGTCCAGGTTTAGATATAACTCCTCTCGGGTCAGGTTTAGTTTTGAGTTCATTGCGATCCCACTACATGGTTCCTGCACTAATGGCAGTAGCCGTTTCGAAGTTTACATACTCACCACAAGAGGTTCTAGATCTATTAAGGAATATTCCTGGAGGTCTCTTTAACAGAGCCCTCATAAAGGAAATATGCCTTAATAGTGTATGGCAATCTTTCTTAAACAACACCTGGTTAAAAGAATTAAGCCTATTGAACGTAAAAACGCTGAATAGGTATTCTTCATTCTTCGCTACAGATGCTCTCCAGTTTCCATATAAATTGGCAGACGCATTGCTGTCCAAAATGTATAGAGAACTAGAAGTTCAGAAAGAAAATGCTCATGAAGCTATGACTAACTTCCTTATGGAAGGGTTGTCACTTCTTGCTGCACGGAGCGTACCACTAAGGGTTCTAGAAATCCTTATGAAACCGTTTAATCCGGGATTTTGGATGTATTTCCTTGATTCATTGGATCTGCCCATTCGAATAGAAGAAAGATACGAAGAAATTCGTTCTGGATTCTATAAGATCGGGACAGAGCGTGTTGTTGATCAAATTCTATTCCTCCAAAAGGAGGATCCTCGTCTGTCCGTTATGGACATCGCGAAGATGACTCCCTCTCGTGCGAAATTATCGATGAGATATTTCAAAGAGCTCCAATATAGTATGGAGTGGAGATAGAGTGTTCAATCATAG